GTACAGCCTCAAGCTCGCTTTCATCAACGGCTGTAAATCCAAAGTCAAATTTTAGTAAATCGTCTGCCATAGTTATTCCTCTATAGTCTTATTTATAACATTTCTAACTTCTTTTCTATCGTTTTTCTTTTTTTTATTTGTGTGGACTTGAGTTATAGAATGCGAAGGTTGATGTTTACGAGCTTTTATCTTTGGTTTTTCTTTTCCAAAAATAGCTTCCCAACCATCAGAATATTTTTGTTGATCTGGACTTCTAGGTTTATCACCTTTTCCACCGTGCCATTGTTTACCCATGATATCACCAGTTATGTATTATATTTGCCATGATAAAAAATGCGCATATAACATTAATTCCTACAATAAATGTACGAACTATTGCTACGCGATTATCATATTCTTCTGTCTGTTCGTCAGAAAAACTACCTACTGCGTATTTCCAAGTAGTCCAAAATTTATTCAATCGGCTCTTTATCAACTTTAACAATTTTCACACCTCTTGAAGTAATAATATTTCTCAATTTTTGCTTATGCTTAGGCTTAGTTTTGTCACTATTAATAAGATCAAATAATGCTTGTGTTGATAGGCTTTTAGCATATGAATGTTCCATCCATTTTTTTCCTGTGGCTCTATCATATTTCATTACACTTGGCGCATATTTTGCTGGCATTATTTTCTCCTTATTGATTTGATACTACCATCTCTTTTTACTCTATATGCTTCAAATGTTACATCAGGATACTGACCCTGTAATGATAACAATGCATATAGATTATCGACAGCATCATCAAATAATCTTATTCTTTTGTAATCTCCTGTATCTAAATATTTTTTAAATACAACTTCCTTATTTTTTGCTGCATCATCTAGACCAATATTACCAGCTCTTTCAATATAAACATTTTTCATGTCTAATCCTTGAGCTTTAAAAGTATCCACAAACAATTTTTTATCGTCCATGTCTCCTCTTGCAGTTACTACAATAACTTTTGATCCAGCTTTAACAGCATTTTTGATAATAAGTTTAGCCTTATTTATCATTTTTGCTATAGGAGTTGATGTCTTTGCAAATACTTTTGCTGACTTAAACTGCCCATAATCGAATTCTTCACCAGGCTTTAATGTATAATTATTGTATTCAACATTGGTAAGACTAGCTACAATTTTTCCGTCTTTTTTGACGTTTATTTTTGCCTTTGTATGAAAAAGAGTTTCATCTATATCAAATATAGTAAGACCTCTACCTGAAGCTTCAATTATATATTTGATAAGTTCTTTTTTCATTGATTAAAATGTTTTTTAATAACTTCTATTTTATCCTCGGCATCAGCAATTCTTGTTATTTGTGTTTCTATAGCTTCTACTATATCAGGGTGTTCTCCAATGCCTGCCGCGTTTTTACGATATACCATAACATTTGCTTTAGCCACTTCAATTTCGCCTTCTAATTTTTTTAATAAAGCTTGTAATAAATAGTTCATATTATCTCCCAAACAACTTACGTCGTTTATATTCGTTAATTGTATTTATAAGATCCTTAGTCCAGTTATCTCTATCTTCAATAAAGACCTGAGGTTCTTCATTATCTGTTGCAATGAATACAACTAATTGTTTCATTGGCATGCCAGTTCTTTCTTCCCACATAATGGCATATGCTGCACATTGCATGAAATAACCTGATATCCATTCTTTTTTCTTAAGTTTTCTTGATGTTTTATAATCAATAATAGAATCAACACCTTCCCACTGACCTACGCAATCAACTCTACCAGCAACACCTAAATGTTCTGAATAAAGTGGAGCTTCTTGAGCATATACTTTTGTTATACATTTATCTAAAGTTCCTTGAGCATCTTTAAATGTTTGTATATTATTTGGCATTACTCCATCCAAATAATCTGGATCGTTATTAACATATTTTTCGAATACGTTATGAACCGCTGTACCTCGAGTACTTGCTATTCTGGATATTTTATTTGCTTCCTCTTCTCCTACTCTGGCTCTCCAAGCCTGTATTGCTTCTTCACTTAAGATCGAGAGAACAGTAGTAATAGAAGGATAACGATTACCGGATGGGTCAGTATATGTTCTGCCAGATTTACCAGTATGTGCAACCAGATCATTATATCCGAGATCAATTGGCTCATGTTTAAACTCCATTACTTTTTTTCGTTTCTTAATTTTTTATACCAGACAGATCCGTTATTTTCAGCATCTCTGAATACTTGATTAGTCATAATAATTGGTACTATTACAGCCATATGTACCCATATTGAAGTAACAATACTATATCCAAGCCAATCCATATAATATGCGGCTACTATACCAAAATAGCATGACCACATAACAAATAACACAATTGTAAGATATGCCTGAATTGATGGATCTTTTACATGTCTCAACGGATTATACCTATTATCCATTATAAGTCTCCAGCAATCAATTACGAAAAGTAGTATCTTTTTTAATATATTCATTTTGTTTTAATATTATCCCTTAGTCTTGGTGGCATACCACTTTTGATTCTATCTTGTACTTCTTTCCAGCCATCTCCAGCTTTCTTAAGTACGTTGTTAGAAGAAACAAATTTGGCTGCACCTATTTTTTGTTTAATATGAGGATTATCTTTTAAGTATTGTTCCTTAGCAGATATCGACATAAATTTTTCTTCAACTTCACCAGTTTCAGTATTTTCAAAATCATATGTTGGCATGTGTAAACCACTCCGGTATTTTTCTTTTGGTCCAATCCATTTTGAACCTATATTGTTTAGTATGATAAAATGCTCGATAAGATTCTACCGGGCATTCAAACATACATTCAGGATTTGACTTCATTGCTAATTTGAATTCAGTCATTTTGGTTACAGGAATATTATCAGGTAACTGTTCCAAATGTTTACGTAACTTAGTATCTGATGAATGTACTTTACCATATCGATATGTATATTCATCACATAAAGCAGCAAAATGTTTGTAATGCCACCTGTAATTATGCATTGATTCTCTTGTCCAAACTGTACATGGATGATTAAAATGAACTGCTTTATATAAAACATCTTCCCTATCATCAGACAGCTCAAAATATTTAGCCATTGTTTTACCTGACTTGGATGGTCTTTTAGTTTCTATACCATCAAGCATTCGATGAACGGTTGATAGCATTTGAGCTGATTCTACAATCATTTTTACCACATGTTTATCACATTGATCTTGTGCTGCAATGATTGGATTTCTGTTGAGTATAAACAAATTCATATAGTATATTATAACATATTTTTAAGCAAATGTAAACGATTAAATAAAAAAAGGAGCATGCCCGGACATACCCCTTTTTAGTTTTGATTGGTTGTACCTCCTTATTCTAAAGTTGAAAAATATAACAAAGTTAGAGTAAGATCACCTCCTTTAAGTCTCGTTAGCATTTGCCTTAGCCGCAGCTCTTCTCACCTGTGCAGCTTCGGTCCTTGGATTAGCCATAGGCTTCACAAGGAGATCAGGAAATGCTTCGGTAACCAACAAAGGTGTGATTCCGCTATATTTACCCATAAGTTTTTTCTCCTTCATAGTAAGTACCAGTTCAGCTTCGTCTGGATGCAATGATTCTAATACATCAATAAACATCTTTTCTCTGCGAACTGCAGGCATTCTGTCGCCTTGTCCTCCTTTGAAAAAATATTTAAAGTAATATCCTTGCTTTTGTATTGTTGAAACTTCAAATCCTGGTGGTGCGTCGTCTTTTCTATATGGTGGTTCTCCTTCTGGTAGGTTAAATTGAACGGAATCATCGTAAGAACCTTTAAGTATATTTCTTAAAGGACGTGAATCCACGGATTTAAGATAAGATATTTTATCTTTTTTATTTTTAAAATCTCCAGCTTTTTGTAAGATTTCTGATATCATGTCAGCCATTGTAAAATTCCTCCACTACTTCAATCAAATTTGAGCATCTTTTCTTAATTAAATAATTAAGTACTCTCATTTTCATTGCCGGTTTTTGACCATTAAATGTATTAACTATATTATTATATATATCTTCAGGAATCTCGTTTAAATCAATTAATTTACGATTTCTTTGATAATTTCTTTTTATTTCGTCAGGCATTACTGATTCATCGTCTATCCAAGTATCAATAAGATTTTGCTTAAGAGGCGACTGTCTTACATCATCAACAAAGCAATTATCTGGTGATAGTATATTTGGTATACCATCGCCTTTATCT